TTACCGAGACATTACTTCCGTATTCAGAAGTTTCATCGTTAATCATTACGGTAAGTTCGGCATACCTTCCCTTTTTTCCTTCGTAGATTTTATCCGTTGGGATCTTACTTAAATCTACATTCACTGTTAAAATTGCTGCCATAGCTATTCACTTTTTAATTTTTGGATGTACAGGATCGCATCCATTAACTCCTCCTGTAAATGATTCAAAAAATCATCCGAATTATTTTCTTCTAGTGTTGTTCCGTATTTCTTTATTCCTATCTCAGAACGTTTCTGGAACTTATCTACTACCTCTTGAACTATCTTATCTGTCATATAGTTTCGATTACTTGATTATAGTATTCTCTTGCTAGTTTAACCTTCTGTTGTATTTTAGCCTGTTCTAAGATGTCCGCTTCTATCTCAAACACTTTAACACGTTTCTCGAATGGTATTCTATCAAAGTTGTGTTTAGGATATAGTTCTTCGTAGATTTCACTCTCTGTCTCTGCTGAAATATCTAAAAGTCCTTGCGTGTCTTTTACCTTCCATATCTCCCTTTGTAGTTCTTGTTGAAATAAGTGGTCAGGTGTATTCACTAGCACATAAACAAGTTCAGACTTACTCTTTCCAGTTAACCACATATAGGCTTGAAGTTGCCAATAGTAATTCCTGTTTAACGTATTGTCAAACCAAGGGAATGAATCTATACTCCATGAACATTTAACGTCTACAATAGTATTGTCTAAGATAACGTCAGGTGTTCCCGCTACATAATCATTATGAAAACCCTCTTCATTCTTAAAGATGAGGTGCTTACCTGTTACACTTGCATAAATCTGTATTGCTTCATCTTCACACATTATACCTTTGTCAAGATATCTACTCTCGATAGTGTCTTCTATTCCATACTTATCGTGAAGTGCTTTCTTCTGAATGAATGACTTTGCACCTTTCGATAGTTCGGGCTTCGCGTCTCGCTTCTGTTGGAGTGTGTTACGCTCTAAAGCTTGTTTCTCCGTTAGCTTAATCTTAGACTCTAACTCTTTAAGCCTTTCTAGTTGTTTAGTCGTGATCGTTGTACGACTGTCATCGGACATGATAAGCCCTAACTCACTGCATCTAATTCTCATGACTAAATCTTTTTAATTAATTCAATAGACTTCTTTTGAGTATCGTTAAGTTCGTATTTACCACACAACTCAACGAACTGCTCTTTTGTTATCTTATCAGCGTTAACTTTATCTAGTCCGTCTTGGAAACGTTCAGCACTTAAAACTGGTTTAGCTTTAGGTGTTTGCTTTACTGTGATGTTCGCGTCATCATCTACTGCTTGAAGTGATAGAAGTGATTGCAAAGTGTAACGTCTAAAGTAAGTGATAGCAGAGCCTAACTTCTGCGGGTCTTGTATAGTTGGAAGTGCAATACTAGAAATAGTTACCTCGCCTGTCTCGATATCGTATATCTCAGAACGTACTTCGTTATTAACTATCGGTTGCATTAATACTAAACCGTTTGAATGTAGCAACGGTTCAACTGCCTCCAGTAGGTCACTTAACTCTAAATACTTTGATTTGTAAAAAGGGTTATCCGACTTCTTTGTTAGTGTGCCTATCTCACTTTTTACTGAGGCAATTTTTGCGTAAATCATAACTTATTTATTTTTAGTTTATACAAATATAATTAAAATAATCTTAATTGGTACTCTTTTATTCTCTTTTTTGCTATCTCAAAATAGTCTTTATCTAATTCAATACCTATTCCGTTCCTATTGGTGTTCTGACATGCCACCATAGTTGTACCTGAACCCATTGTGAAATCTAAAACCGTTTCGCCCTCGTTTGTATACGTGCGTATCAAATACTCCATTAAAGAAAGTGGTTTTTGGGTTGGGTGTAAACGACTCCTACTATTGCATTCATTAGCTATTTTATTATACCTCAATAAGTTCTTAGGATATGAGAATCTTTGCGACTCTAACGTGTACTCGTCACGAGTTTTCTGCCTATAATCACCCGTTAACTCTGTCTTTTTAAATTGTTTTTTTGGCTTTTTAGATAATCTTTGTTTAGCTTTTTCTATACCGTCATCTATCATAATTGGATTATATATTTTTGAATTAAATACAGATATGTTTTCAACGACCCTTAACGGTTGCTTTTTACAATTTAACATATTACCGCTATTTACCTTATCCCATATCCAATCATACTTATAATTCTTAATATTACTCATTCGTAAAGCACTACTAAAAGGTTCACTTCCAAATAAAACAATAGCTCCGTTAGGCTTTATAATTCTATTTAGTTGCTCCCACATTAAATCAAAAGGTATAACGCTATCCCATTTACACGCAGTAGTTCCATAAGGAGGGTCAGTTATTATGGCGTCTATTGAGCCATCTGGAATAGACTTCATTACTTCTAAACAATCTCCGTTATGTATTGTTATGTTACCAAGGACTCCCATAATACTCATCTATTTTTTTTATTCGTTGTTTATAGTCTTCAATCATTTCTATTAATTCAGGTCTGCTGAACTTCTTTGTTTCGTGTCTCAACCTTTGGAGTTCTTCCGCTGTTCCTTCTCCGTAAAGCTTATCCACTTCTATCATATAAAGATACTGTTCTCCCCCTCTCATATTGCAACGCTTACATTGACCATGAACGTTTCTTTCATCGAATAGGGTAGAACTTTCACCTCTTGTTATTCCGTGTCCAGCATCGGCTGACTTGATGTCAACCAAAGATTTACAGGTAATACACAAAAGACTTTTAGTGTTTCCTGTTGTTCTTATAGAATCTCGTAAACGAATGAATCTACTGAACTCCTTCCAAAGGATTTTCTTTAGCTGTGTTAATGTTTTGTTTTTCATTAGAATAAACTTTGTTGTGATGTTACTTGTTTAAATCGTTTTAGACTTGCTTCATAATATTCCTTATCCAATTCACACGCTGTTAATTCAAAACCTAAATTATGACAGGCTATTGCAATACTCCCACTACCTAAATGCGTGTCCAGTATCTTGTCTCCTTCTTTCCCGTACGACATTAATAACCATTCGTACAATGCTGTTGGTTTTTCTGTTGGGTGTATTCTTATTGTGGGCTTTCCAACCCCCTGAATTTTTTGCCCTTTAAATCCATAACGATTACCGTCCCACATATATTCAAAATGGTTAGCAAGTCCATCAATAGAGCAATACGCCAATTCTCCCTTACTTCTGTTATCGTGGTGATTCAGCTTGTTCCAATAAATGAAACCTTTACACGTTGGTAATTTATCTGTCATATAATTCCAACCCCACACAATTTGATTTTTAGAAACTCTTTGCAGTTCGTAAAAATACTCTTTTGTGGGTGTTTCTGTATCCCATTCTTTTTTGCTGTGTTTTTGTCTTACTGGGTTTGAACTTATGCCTATCCCATAAGGAGGATCCACTATCGCTAAATCAAAATAGTTATTAGGGTATCGTTTCATTAGCTCCATATTATCCTCGTTGGTTACTTTTATTTTATCTGTCCAGTTCATTATCCTATAATTTTAAATCCTCTTTGTTTTAGTTTGTACTCTGAATAAACTTCGTATTCATCCCAGTTGATCATGTCCTGAACAGTCTGCTTTAACTCTCCTTTCTTTAGATACTTCTTTGGGAAGTCGTAAGTCTTGTCTTGAATTACTAATTCGTAACCATCTCCGTAGTCTGTGATATATCCTTTAAATCTTCCGTTGTGGTATATCCTCCAGCTCTTATCTATAAATTTCTTTAATTCCATTAGAAAGGCATTTCATTATCAAAGTTAACATTATTTTTCATACTACCAAACTCAGACATGGTGGGCACTTTTTTTGAATCGTTAGATAAAGCATATCTTTTAACATGCTCAACTGGACTAACTACATCTAATTCGTAGTAAGTGAATGTTTTCATATCAAACCAAAGTTCGATCATTCCCAACGTACCTACAGAACGTGGTTTCATTTTGTGAAAATATATCTCCGCTCTGTTATCTGTTACATCTTCTCGGTGTACTGTTATCATGCACTTACCACTATTAAACCACTCAGAACCCCCTTTTAAATCGTAAGGACTTGGCGCGGGTCTTTTTCCGTTTTCTTTTTCGGTTAGTTTAGGGTGAATTATTGTGTGTAGGTGTAAGTCGTGATCTTCTGCTATTTGATTTCTATACGGAAGCACAACCTCTAAATAAGTTGCATATCCCCCATACTTCGTGTAAGGGTGTGACATATCCTTCCAAGAGTCAATAGAGGCAGTATGTAAACCCCTTTCCTTTTTTAACTCAACCGCATAATCCCAAAACTCGAAAGGTGTCATAGTTCCTTTAACATCTTCCTTTGTTAGTATGTAGAAATGTTCAGTTATCCAATCTAGTTCACTTTCTATTTCCTCATCACTAATAACATTATCATAATCTGGGTTAAACGTCTTTCCAGTTTTTTTGTGGATAAGGTCTGAGATTATTTCTACGTTGTTTCCTACATCGGGAAAATATACTAAGTGCTTCCACCCGTACCACATAGAAGTGTTCAATAGTAATTCCATTAACACTTGTGTTTTACCTGAACGCGGAAACCCTGTCCAATCCGTACAAGTTCCTAACATCATTGTGTAATGTTCGTTAAGCTTATCCCAACCTAAATACTTACCCTTGTCGTGGTATGTATCCCTATAGACCTTTAAGGGTTGTTTAACGTCTTCCGATGTTGTTATCTTAAATCCTTTCATTGTTATAAGTTGTTTATAAAGTTCTTTGTTTTATCCTCTTTTGATTCTTGATTAGGATATTTTCTAGACAACCAATTGTTAGCAGTAAGATATAGAGATTTATATTTAGTGTTGCCTTTAAAGTTTTCAATGTCATCCAGTATAGAGTCTATTTGCTGTTTAGAGTAAACCTTATTTAACTTGATAAATTCATCTTGAAAAATATTAAGATGATCGAACGCCCTATATATATTCTTCTCATTCTTTTCTTTCTTTACATTCTTGTTAGTGGTTACTCGTTGGTTACTCGTTGGTTGCTCGTTGGTTAATTCGTTGGTTACTATTTGATAATCATTGTACTTAACTACCTGTATTTCAGTACCTTGCGAACTTGATTTGATGGTTAATTCGTTGGTTGATTTTAGCTTAGTTAATGAAGTGCGTATCTGCATAACACTCATTCCAGTCTCTTTAGATAGCAACTCTCTACCTGTAAGTAAACAACCTCTTTTAACTATCTGACCTCTATACTTCTTATCTTTGTGATTAGCTTTTAATAGCAAGTGTAAGAATAGAATCTTTGTGTTGTTGTCATCATACCACTCCCATTCTAAAAACCGTCTGTGTAATTTAATCCAACCCTCCATAATTACAAAGTTAATGATTTTTTAATATCCTCTTGCAACCAATGAAGATCAGCCATGTTGTTAATCTTCAATATTTTCTCCTCTAAGGTTTCGATTTTAAGTTCTTCTTTCATCTCGTCTTCAGCTTGTCGGAAGTCACTATAAGACTTTAAGTACTCATAGTTCTTTAACATATTGATTATGGTAGCGTGATTTCTGGAAAACATTCTACCAATCTGTTGAAGTGTATATCCTTCTTCTCGGAGGATTTTAGAAAGGATTATTCTTTTATAGTTTACTTCCCTTCTTCTGTTTCCTTTATCGAGCCCTCTTGTCTCGATGTATTGAATAATTCTATCTTTCATTTTAAAATAATTGTGTTTGACTTGTTACTTGTTTAAATCGTTTATAGGATGCTTCGTAGTAGTCTTTGTCTAACTCACAGGCTGTTAGCTCATAACCTAAATTATGACAAGCTATCGCTATACTTCCACTTCCTAAGTGAGTGTCGAGTATCTTATCTCCTTCTTTTGCGTAGTTCATTAAAAGCCATTCATAAAGTTTTACAGGTTTTTGAGTGGGGTGAATTGAACCACCTCCTTTTGCTATAAAACCCCTGTTAATGTTTACTTGTCTTGTAGCTCTTTGGAAACTTGTAAACGCTATTTCTCCATCTGACATTGACAACCCATCTTGACCTTTATACCAAAAAACCCACCCCATTGTACCTGTTTTTAAGAACTCAACAAAGTAGTTTGCCCCCCAAATGATTTGATTTTTAGTAACTCTAAACAACTCTTCAAAGTAATCATTATTAGGTGTTGAATTATCCCATTCTTTTTTATCGTGGTGTTTTCTTTTATGCTTTCTATTCTTTGTGAATGTTTCCGTTTGACCTCCTCTGTCTATTCCATAAGGTGGGTCAACTATTGCTAAATCAAAATAGTTGTCAGGATAGCGTTTCATTAACTTCATATTGTCCTCGTTCGTTACGTTTATTTTATCTGTCCAATTCATTGTGTATATGTTTAAATGTTTCGTTGAATGTTAACCTTTCATCTGGTTGGATCGTCTTCTTAATTGGAACATATACGTTCTCATCCCAACTTACTTTCTCTAGTTTAGCAGTTCTATTGAAGAACGCTTTTATTTTGCTATCTGTCTTCATATTTAAAGATTTTTGTATTACTTGGTTTTGTGTCTACTGGCTCGTAGTCGTCTCCGAGTAGTTCTTCTACTTGATGCCATATTTCAATAAGCTTTGTTGCTTTGTCGTAATCCTTTTCATACTCTAACTTTCTGTAAGTAGAATCGAAAGCTTTGTAAAGTCTGTCTATATTCATTTGAATAAGTTTATAAGGTTAATCAAATCTCTTGTTGTTACAATGTTTGGAACGTGTATATCATTAAGGTAAAAAATGAACACACGATTATCTAATGATTCACACTTTACTAGAATATCTCTAATTTGCATTGTAAAGCGTTTTAAGACGTTTTTAGGATTCTCTAATGTAAACCCTAAGGCGAGTAAATTATCGTTGCTTAGAGACGATATTTCTTCATACTGTCTTAATTCGTAGTCGTACTGGTTTTGAATCTCAGTTCTGTCTTGTTGGTTTTTGTAAATGTCCATAATTTATTTTTTTAGTTCTTGTAATTTTTCAAAAGCCTTATCAAACGTACTTGGCTTTAAATCTGAAACACTAAGCAAAGATTCAATAAGAATTATCGCTTCTTCTAGTTTTTCTTTTTCTGTTTTCATAACTTAAATTTTAATGTTCCTTACAAAGATAACAAGAATGTTGATAACTGCAAACTTATTTACAATTATTTTGAAAAAAAAAGAGCGACCATTTCTGACCGCTCCTTAAAAACCTAAAAATCAATTATGAACAGAACGAATATAATGATTTAGTTTTGTACTTGTATTGAAATGTTAATAAGTGTAGAATATTGTTTAGAAGAAGTGAGTTAGTCGGGCAACCTGTCCGAACTCTTTATTATGAACGAATCCTTCTACCGCTACTGGACTAATGTATCCGTTTCTAAAGTGCCATGAATCTGCCTCACTTGGAGAACGTAAAGATTCAACTGTTACATTAATGAAGTCTTTTGCAGTCTTGTGGTGAACGTGGTGAGTATAGAAGTATCTATGTTTAACAGAGCCCCAGAGATCAGAAGCTTCCATAGACATCAAAGAGCCTAGATTGTGTTGCTTTGCTCCGTCTCCGTGAGTCGTTCCTATTAAGTTCTTTCCATACTGATAATACTTACGGTGTTTAATAGATACA